TTTATAATAGTATCTTTGAAACTCCTGGTGTTAATGTAGAGGCAACATCTCAAATAGAAGCACTAGAAAATAACAACATAGATTCTTTAGAAGCTATGATAGAGTTATATAATAGCCCATTAACAAACTTTGAATCTGAAGAAGATTTTGAAGACTATGTTAAAAAATGTATATTAGGAATTTAATAGAGAACCATGAGCAAATGTCATAATAAAAATACAGCAGAATACCAGTCTCTAAAACAAGAGTATGGTACAGATGTAGTAGTAGGAAATGTAATTGATCAGTATCAGAACTTTACTAAGACAAACACAATACCTACTGTTGCAGAAGCAATAGAGTTTCTTAGCAATAAGCAAACCTTATATAACTTAAAGCAATTAGACTTTGGTCAATCACTATTAAACAATCTTAGGAGACTTAGTATTATACACAGCTTTCAAGGAAAGTATTTTATAAACAACACTGATCAAGCAACATTACAACCAAGTGATGACTTAGTAGAATCTAATAGAAGAAGATTAGAAAAATACTTAGAGATAAATAATATACCAATTAACTCAGTTGAAATAAAAAAAACTCCAAAAACTTATTCTGTAAGGATAGATAGTACAATATTTAGCCCAAAGGACATGTTAGAAAAATCTAGATCATGGGACTTTCCTAGAACAAGACATGTTGTTATGCATTTAATGAAGTTAATTCCTGGTTTAAATGTGTCTTTGAAATCTGTTAGTGAGGCAGAAAAGTTATATAATGACATACCTCAATGGAGAAAGTCTAGAGTTCCTTTTAGTGAAATTAATTCTTTTTATGTAGAAAACAATGTAATCCTAATAAAAGGAAGAGTTACTGATGAGGTAGCAATAGAGGAAGTATTGCATCCATTTATTGAAGCAGTTAAGTCAAGTAATATAAGTTTATATGAGGGCCTCTTAGCAGAAGCAGCTAAAGCATTTCCTGAAATGAAACAACAGATTGATGATGCCTATAATAGTAATAGAGGCATTGGTGCTGACGCAAGAGAGATGGAGTTGATTACACAAGCATTAGCAAGACACTTTAAAAAAGAATATGAAGAAAGTCCTACGCAAAGTTTTATGGATAAAGTTCTTCAATTGTTAGAATGGTTATCAACAATAATCAAAAACTTAAATGAAGTAATAACCGGTAGAACTATTAATATAGATAACATCTCTGAAAGAGCTAGCTTATCTGATATTGCTAAATTGTTAAATACAACAGGGATAGTATTTAATATAGATACATTACAGACTAACGGTAAGGTAATGTATAATTTATCTCCTAAAAAAAAGAAAGTTATAGATGAAGTAAAAGCTAAGTCTAATGAATTTCAAAAACGTATTATTGATAGGCTAACACATAAAGTAAGTGAAGCTAAACAAGAATCTGATACGTTATCTGTTAGTGCAGGACCTGAAAGTTCTACACAAAACAGTGATCCTTTAGTTATTTTAAATAAAAAAGATGGTAAATTTTATAATCTAACTGATAGAAAGCAAGTTATAAAGTCTACGTCAGACGTTGTTGGTAGGAAGCAAGACAGTCAGAAAACTATAGAAGTTAAGCAAGATGTAAGTTTAATGTTAGATGCAATAGCAATAGATCAATCATTTGAAAATATACAAGATCAACTTGTTGGCTTAACACCAGAGTTTGCTCAGCAAGCTTTTAATAATTTGGTAGAGGAACTACAAACAACAATGAATGCTACTGATAGAATGTTAACTAACGTAGTGTTTTATGATCAATTAACTGACACAGCTGGTATTGCCGATGTGGTTATAATAAATAGAGTAGGTCACTTTAAGATACTGAAACTACAAATCAATGAGTCTAATGTAATGTCTAAAAATCCAAAAACATGGATTAAAGGTGTATTAAAAAATGATTTAGAAAAGAGTTCATACTATCAAGATAAAGTAGATTTGCAGGAAGGTAATTTATTAAAGGATGATAAGTTAAGTTTATCTGTACAAGATCAAGTAGAGGTAGGACTTGTTAGAAGAATGGCAGAAAACCAAGGGTATGATATTGTTTATGGAGATGATGCTTTACAAAGCTTAATATTAAGTTATAAAGGAAAAGCATTACAATTTCATGGCCATATAAATCATCCTCAATTTCAAAATGCAGATAAAGTAGATGGTATCATTCCATATTCTGTATATACAATATCAGATGATGAAGTTGATAAACTATCAAAAGATTTAGAGGAAGGCCTTTATGATGTAGATGAAAAAAATTTAGAGCTAGAGACTATGGCTGAGCAAGTGGATCCATCATTATATCCTGCTGAGAGTACTATTTCAGTTGCATTGAGCTCTTATTACGAAGCTATAGTAGATGAGGCAAGAGTTAGAGAGATGACTGAAGCAAATATTTTTAGTGATAGATCAGCTGCAGATCATAGAGAGACAATTGCAAATACATTATCTTATATAACTGTTGCAAAAGCAGAAGGACCAGTTGCTCAGTCAGTAGCATATACAAAGCTATTGAGAGATGCTCTTAAAGAAATGCAAAAGTTTGAAGCTTATGTAATAGATCCACAAAGTATTGTTAAAGATCCTAACTATGTTAAGTATGTAATGAACTTTAATCAATTCTTAACTACGTTTGATGGTTTATATCTTATAAAAGATAATACAGATATTAATGCAACTCAAAGATCTTTAATAAACCAAATTAATATTCAGTTAGTTAGGTTACTTGGTGCACCTACTATCAAAGGTAATGGTCAAGGAGAAGGATTAATAAATCAAGCTTTAATAAACTATGTTTTAGATTTGTCTAAATCACTATCACAAGATGGAATGAGTCAAGACAAGAATAACATATTACAGTCACATAGTGGTAAGACATTTACTGTAGAGGATATTGAGGATTTAATAAAATTAGTTCCTGATGTAGACAAAGCAGAATTGTATTCAAAAGATCTAGCAACATCAGCAGATTTTTTATTAGGTACAATGGATAAGATATTTAAGATTAAAAGAATTGAATTCCTGGATAAAGTAAAAGCTAGGGAAGAGAATCTTAGAAAAGCTGGTGCATCACTTTTAACTTTATCATCTGAAAAAGATCTCCAAAAGCTTTATGACTTTATGTTAGAGTTTGATGAAGAGGGTAACTTTACAGGACTATATACTCAACGTATAGGTCAACAATATTTTTCAGAAAAAACAAGATTAAGAGACGAACTGTATGATATAAATGGTAAGCCATTTCATTATAGACCTATCTTCTCTATAATAAATGCCAAAGAGAGTGACTTAAAGTATAATAAAGAACTTTACTTTAAGAAAAAAGCTTTTGGTGATTTTATGAATGCTGAGTCATATGAAGATGGTCAATTAAATTCTGGCAAATATCACAGGTATACAGATGAGTTTACAAAGGTAAGAGCAAAATGGGAAATCTTTCAACCTTGGTCTAATGGTGAAGGAGGTAATTGGATAAAGAAACCAGGAACCAACAAGCAAGCATATGAATCATATAGAAGAAAGTATTATCAAGAACAACCATATACAAAGATGTATAAGGATGCTAGCAAAAGACCTACTGGTGTTATTCTAGAAAATGAATCATTCCCCTCTGTCAGACCTGACTTTGTTGAAGTTAAAGATAGTTTTATTGATGTTGATGGATCAGTGAAGTCATTATTAAATCCTAAGTATAATGATATAATGAATCCTAAAGATGCGTTAGGACAAGCAAGAAAAAATTTCTATGATATTTTTGTAAAAGACTATGAATCATTACTAGATAAACTACCTAAGTCAGTTAGAAATAAGATGCTAGGTAAAGTGCCTATCATTAAAAATAATTTAGTAAAAGACCTATTAGATAAACCTCCTGTAGTGACTAAGCTTTTACCTAGATTGGTGAGAAACTTTAGACAGTTTTTTACTACAACTGCAACACAAAGAATTGTACAAGTAGATAATGATGGTAACTTAATTGATACCTTACCTGTATACTATACTGGTTCTGCTTCTGTTGACTCAGATTTAGAGCAAGTCCAAAATCAAATGGAGGAGCTTAGACAAGAAAGAAAAGACAATAAAATTACATTAGGTGTTTATGAAAAAAAGAGAGCGGCTTTAGAAGCACAATTTGCTGCATTAAGAACTAAGCCTACAAAGGGTCAACTTGAAAAAGATTTAACAAAGAGTTTAATCAAGTTTAGTACTATGGCAGAAAACTTTGAGGCAATGGGAGAAATAGAAGACTCACTAAAAGCTATAGTTAAAGTAATAGAGATGAGAGATTATCAAGCTCCTGGTGCAACTACTTTAGTTGGTAAACTATATGACAAAGCTAAAGGTTCAATAACTAAAGAGGTAGGAAAAAAGAATTATGACGGCTTGCAAAGTAATGCAGCTAGAAGAGCTCATCACTATATGAAAATGACATTTTATGATAATGATAGGATGACACAAGGTGCTGTTGAAAAAACAACAAATCTATTAGTCAATGCTTCCTCTTTAGCTTATGTTGCATTTAATGTTTTTGGTAACTTTAATAACCTTACTATTGGACAAATAAATAATGCTATTGAAGCAATGGGTGGTTTATTTTTTACTGGTCAAGGATATAAAAGAGCACAACAAGATTTTGCAGTTACAGCTACAAGGGGTATAATACAAAGAACTCCAGAATCAATAGGGGACTTTGCAGATTTTACTACTAGGGTTGCTACATTAAATAGTGTCAAGTTAAAAAAAGCCAATTATGATATAAAGAAACCTTTGTCTTTATATGAGTGGTTATCAGACCATTATTATATGATGGATGATAGTACAGATATTAGAGAAACGTTTAGTGGTAGAGAAGATACAGGTACGGTATGGGAAAGATTTACAAGCTTTGGTTATTCATTTAATCAAGGTGCAGAATACTATGCACAAAGTACTATAGGTCATGCTATACTATATAGTACATTCTTAACTAATGGAGATGAGACTTTAAGTATACGTGAAGCATGGGATTGGGATGCAGCAACTCAAACAGCCAAACTAAAAGATGGCTTTGATACTGTTATAGATAAAAGAACAGGATTTACGCAACCTTATAATGATAACTATAGAGCACGATTAAGAAATAGAATACGTGAAGTAAATAAACAGATACACGGTAACTATGCCAGAGAAGATAGAATGGTAATTCAAAATAATTTCTTAGGTATATTGATAGCTCAGTTTCACAAGTGGGTAATGCCTGCATTTAGAGCAAGATTTCAACAACAATACTATGATCAAAATTTAGGATGGCTTGAAGGAAGATACTTGTCTTTTATTAAATTTGGTAAGTATATGACTGGTGTTAGTAAACATGGTACAAGAGTATTACAAGCTCAAGGCATGGGGTCTATAGGTAAAAATTTGGGAGCAGGATTTAAAGAAGCTTATGGTTATTCTGAAAATCTTAGTGGTGAAGAATTCTATGATGATAATAAAGCAAATATGCTGCTTAAAAATGTATATAGAACATTAGGTGAAGCATTTTTGGTAATGAACTTATTTCTATTAAGTAATTTATTTGAAGGTGCTGATGACGATGATGAGGGTATAGAAAGAAAACTTAAAAACTTTATTGCATATACATCAGTACGAGCAAGAAAAGAAATGGTTATGTTTATTCCAATACCTGGACTTGGTGGTTTTCAACAAATGTATCAGATGGCAAAGACACCAATTGCATCTACAAGAACATTAGGTGAGTTAGGAGAAGCATTAGAACTTACAGTACAGACTCCAGTCAAATGGTTATTTTTAAGCGATCAAGAGTTTATGCAAGACAGTAGTATTGTTTATCAAAACAAACCTAGAAAAGGACAATTAAAGATGGCAAAGAATTGGTTTGATGTTTTGCCTTTATTGTATTCAATACAAAAGTATTTTTCTTTTGAAAAGAATGATGATTTTTATATTAAATAAGACAAATTAACAGGTTTAAATCTAGTGACTGACATATTATTTAGTTATATTATAGTATACAGGCACACATGTATAACATAGACTATGAAAAAATTATTATTATTATTAATATTAGGAATAGTTTTATCTTGTGGAACATATGATATATCTACTAGCTATAAAATTAAAAGTATCTTAACTATAACTGAAAAAGGTGATACTCTTGCTGTTCCTGTTAGAGATTTTAAATTTAGAATACTTGATAATAGAATAAGAGAATTTATAAACCGTGATCCGTATAGACACAATTATAATTGGCAGCATAGGAATTGGAATTACTATAGCGTTCCAAATATTAATGTTAGAAGTACAAACAGTCCACCGGTTATATACACAAGACCGATAAGTGTACCAATAATTAAACCTGTAAGGCCAATCAAAACGGTTAAGCCTATTAGAATTGCTGCTCCAGTGGGGATATCAAAAGAAAATAAAATTAAATAATGACAACTAAATTATTAATAGTGAGTATAACAGCATTCTGTACGTATTTATGTACATACTTTTTTGATTTATCAATGGAAAACATGGAACAATACTTAGCAGTTTGTTCAGTATTATGGTTAGATGGGATATTTGGAGTTTGGGCAGGCTGTAAAAGAGAGGGTTTTAAAACATATAAAGCATTAAGAATTACAAAAAATACCTTTACATGGTTAGCTATTCTTACAGTTATCCTTATGGTAGAAAAAGGTTTTACCGGAACAGGCTGGCTATCAGAAGTTGTTATTGTACCTTTTATGATACTACAACTTATAAGTGCTTTAAAGAATGCTTCTATGGCAGGACTGATAAAAACAGAAGAGCTTAATAAAATTCTAGATAGGATTGATAATCATAAAGGATTAAGAAAATAGTTACTAAAAATACATGTAAAAGTTGTGATAAACCCATGACTTACTACGGAGGGACCAAGATAGATGGCCCCTTTTTTTATTGCCCTTTATGTGACTCTGTGTATTTTATTTATAATCCAAAGAATCAATGTAAATAGCTCTATCATATGCATCTTGTATTGAGTCTTGCTTAGTATAAATAATAAGCTCTCCTTCATCTATATACCAATCTAGTACGTTAAGATCATTATCTGGATTATACTGTGGTTTGCAACCTAGGCAAACCAACAGTAATAATAACCTAACCTTCACAACTACTACATTCTAAAATATTTCTTGCAAAGTCTTGTGCACTACTCTTACTAAACTGATAGTATAAAGTCTTGACACCTTCTTCCCATGCATACATATAAAGCTTATTAATATCTTTAGCTGAGACAGACGGATCTATCATAAGGTTTAAAGACTGTGACTGATCAATATACTTCTGTCT